TGAGCTGACTCATCTTTTGACAAAGATGTAATCATGTGGAATGTGTATCCGTGTTTACGATGTAATAGATCAACATAATACATAGCATCACGTAAAGGTGGAAGAAAGCCTATTGCTGCTGATTCATTGAAGAAACGAACTAATTCTTCTTTACGATCACGTGTAAGACCATATCGCTTACCTACATCATAATTGTCTGGATCTACAACTTCTTTATCACCAAAATGTTGTTCCATCCACACTGTAAATGCATATTCCCAATTTAAAAGTACGCCGTCACAGTCCGTAAGAATTACTTTGTTTAAGTTGTTTGTAATCATTCATTTCTCCTTCATTATATTCGTATTCTACCACATATTCAGGAGAAAGTAAATAGTTTTTTTTCATTTTATCAGTATTTTTTATTCTAAAATCTTTATTCTGAGATTGAGTTTTATGCCGACCACGTTTTTTATTACGTGCATCAAATCGACTATATTTTGCCACTTTAAAATCCTCCTTGGCCAAACTCTCTTGTATTTTCTATTTCAGAAGCGAAATCATCATATCCACCTATGTATCTATCATTCCATGTTATTTGTGGTACTGATGTTACATTTGGAAATTTTTCTTTAAATTCTCTTCGAAGCTCATCTGTTGATAAAATAATGTATTCGTAGTTTAGATCGTGCTGAATGCATAAAGATCTAGCCATTTTACACCAATGGCAGGTTTCTGTGCCGTATATTTTTATCATATCCATTCTACCACTTCTGTTATGTTAGGTTTGTCTTCTGTTGATTCTTGATATCTTTCTAAATCGGGATATCCTGCTGACATAATAAATTGAACTTCATCATCAATAAAATCAAATCCTTTTTCTTGCCACAAGTCTGTTCTATATTCCCAATCTTGAAAACATAAGGTGTAAGAAACATCTAGACCATGCTCTATTAGTATTTTACTCAAAATTGTAGCATGCATTCCAATTTCTATATTGGTATTTTTAATAGTAGATCTATTCTTATACATATTAGGGTCTACAGGTGGTTGAATATGGCCAGAACTCATATCTGATGCAACTTTAGAATTTGGGGTTGCAAGTCTAACAGTATAAATGAATTGATATGGCGCCGTAAGTAAGTTATAATTAGCTCTAACCTTAGAAATACCAGCAGCAGATATATCATATAACCCTTGGTTTAGTTCTTTATTGAAAGGGCCTATTGCCCACACTTTATATGGCATTAAATTTTGTTTAGAAGCAACCGCAGTATAGGTTTTACATAAACATTCGTTTATTAAAGACTTATCGGGTGTTCTATTTTGGTCATACCACCTAATTTGTTTTCTGTTCTCTATAATTTCATAAAACATGCGACTACCTTATTTTTAACATTTCTTTTGTCATAATATAATCTCTTACGAGATCTGAACGGATGATGTCTTCCCAACCAAATTGTACCATTCTAAAGAAACGCATCTGTTCTACAATGCCTAAGAATTTAATGATGCCACTTTTATCATCATCATATTTAAAGTCTGTTTGATAATAATCACCAGAGAAAATAATCCGGCAATCTTCCCCAGTACGTGTAATAATCGAGTCTAATTCATGGAAGTTACAGTTTTGCATTTCATCAACAATAACGATAGCATTATCAAATGTAGATCCACGGATAAACGATGTAGACTCAAAACGAATTTTCTTTTGCGTAATTAATTTATTCCAAGCTTGGTCATATCCAAATAAATCATAACATATAGAACGATAAGGCACTGTGTAAGCTTGCTTTTTTTCCTCTTCATTACCCGGCAAAAAACCAATATCACGAGTTGGTACCATCGAACGAATAATAATAAGTTCTCTGTAAATATCAGGATTTCTCATAATTTCTTTCATAGCAAGATACATTGCTACAAATGTTTTACCTGTACCAGCGCAACCTGACAAGACAAGATTATGTCCTTGATCCCAATATTCAAATGCTTCTTCTTGCGTATCAGTGATAGGCTCATGGTTCTCCAGCTCGTCTGGAGTTACTTTCATGGAATTGCTGTTTTTCATCATCATCTCAAATTTTGATCGTATTACCAGAACCCGAACCGTCTTTAATACGTTGCAGGTTGTCTTTCCATCCATTGTCTGTTTTGCTTAACAGACTTCCTTGACCACTTACGATCTTTGGAGCGGACATCACTTGTTGCACATTTGGCATTTCATCTAAAATTGTTTGTAATTCATCCCATGAACAAAACACTTCCCAAGTATCATTTGTTTTTAAATCCTTTAGTGTATACGTTGGCATATCCGTTTCCATTTATTCCATTGTTCTTCTACATTATATCTATGCATAACATTCCAATATCTATCTTTACCAGCACCGGACCAAACTCTTACAACCTTCTTGCCTTTTGGTGATTGCTCAAGTCTAAGCCATATACCTGGATTCTCTTGATCTCCAAATTTAAGTTCTTCTAGAACTTCATATTGAATGTCACCAAACATTATAAACCTTTTCCAAATTCTTCATTGCTTTTAATTAGATATCTTTGTACTTTCATTGATCTTTTTTTCATATATTCATATACACTACTTTCTAACTCATGAGCCTCAATCTCCCACGGCCTTTCATAATACGGAACATCAGATGTGGTATAATGCTCTTTTTCATAGGCAACTCTAAAAGGACCAGCTAGATTACGCATTCTCCTTGTGGCGAATTGCTCTACGTGAATAAGCTCATGAGCGAGCGTCTCAAGCATTTTTGCAAAGGACTCGACGCCTGAATAGTTTAACCTAATGGTATAGAACTTTGGAGACTGTTCGCCATAATCTTCTACATCCATATCGCCCCATATTAGATTATTTTTATACAAATCCTTTTCTATATTGACTTCAAAATATAATGTACGTTTCATTCTTTTTGAAACAAGAACATCAAGTCCTGCACTAATAGCTTCAGCTATAACATCTTTTTGCAAATTGGATAACTTGTATCCAGTAAAGGTAATCATGCCGCAACCTTAAACCATTCTGGTATATCACGTTTAGTCCACACCATTTTGAAACGATCTTGCTTAGTTTGATAGAAGGCGCGATAGGCTTCAACTGGATCGCCAAGTGCAATACATTCTGGATAATCTTTCATTGCTAATTTAAATGGTGTTTTAACACAATTTTTATGCCCAAAGCCTTTAATATTACGTGGAGGTAATACAAGCAAATCACGTAGTTTTGATGTACCATGTTCTTTGCCATACCTATAAGTGTATTCCATAAGTAAAGCAGCAAAATGATCGTAGTGCCATTTATAATTAGCTGCAGATTCCATAGTCCATACTGTCGATGGATGGCCGTGATGGACAGCCTTGTATAGACGTTCTTCCTTATCAGGTCGAGGATGGACCCAATAGTTAATCATACGTTTGCCTGACTTTGATGGACGTTTTTCAACATAGCCGTCCAACATACGATGAGCAGTGGACAGCATTTGTGCTGACTCGACAATCATTTTTACCACATGTTTGTCACACTGTAACTGTGCAGCTTTGATTGGATCATTGTCTAGGATAAAAATATTCATGTATATACTCCGACCATAATAAAGAATACTTAATTATTATATCAAGTATTTCAAGTTTGTACACCACTTTATGCGGCTATCTCCGTTAATTGTTTCACTTTTTCTTCTAGGAATTTCTTTTTAGCTTTGATTTTAGCTGCTAATTCTGTTTTACCTTCGTTTGACAATTGATCTACAAAGTTATCTAGTTCTGCTGAATCTTTTTGTAATCTTTCTAACGTAGTCATCGAAAATTCTCCTGTAAAAGTGAAAAACTGGTCCTTCATGGAAGGACCAGCATCAAAATATTTTTTTATTTTTTTATTATTTTTCATTATTTTGAAATTAGTCCTGGAAAAGCCTCCTGTACTGTTGCTTTCGTAATTCCTGTTACCGGTAACTTTTTATTAATCATGCCTATGACTAGCTCCGCATCTTGTGGTTCTACTGTTTCTAGAATGCCAATAAAGATTTGCTCTCTCTTAGCTTTCATTAATTGATCGCCTCTACCACCTTTAACAAAATATTTGAACTTCAGGTTTTCACGTAATAGATTACCTGGTGCTGAATGTGGTTCGTTAGGGTTGTAAGGAGGCGTGCCTGGTGGGAGGTTCCACTGAATTGAATCATCAAAAGTTCCTCGAAGTATGTCTTTAAGAGCCCAGGACTCGTTGGCTCTTAAGACTTCTATCTTCTCACTTTTTGTTCGTTTTTTTCTGGCTTCTTCAATTACTTCATGAACACTTTTAACCATTAAATAAACTCCTGAACACTTTCTAATAATAATTTACATCGCTTTTGAATCAGATAGTTAAACACTTTCGATTTGTTCTTACTAGGATCCTGACTCTCGTATGTATTTATAATCTCAGATTTAATATTTTGAGGTGTTTCTGTTAAATCTATTAATTTTTTATTGCGTAAAAAATTACGGTAGATATCATCACCCATAGCAGACTGCAAGTCTTCGGCTTCTAGCCATGCTTCAATCTTCTTCTTTGTTACAGGTGATTGTCTCCGCCCTTCTACAAAGACATTGTCATCAGACAGCACATTAGGGACTCCGTCGCCACCATCTCCGCGGAAAATGTGTTCCATCATATAAAGACGCGGGTTGTCATGTTTAACGTACTTTTTAGTCATTGGTGAAAATTGCTTGATGTTATCATACTTTTGCAATTGGATAAAATCTTTATCGGCTGACACAATCATAACAGGTTCATGCTTACCGAATTCTTGAGTTTCCATTGCAATCTGCGCAATTACATCATCGGCCTCGCAGCCATATTGATGCATGACTTTATATGGAAAATTATCACGTATTTCATCCCGTATCATATTAATAATACGAAACATTTCATCCCAATCAATGGAAGATTCATCACGTGATTTTTTACGGCTGGCTTTGTATTGGGGATATGCATCTTTCCGCCAATTTCCAGCGCCATCGGCAACGATTACTACTTCACCATATTCACGGTGAAACTTTTGACGATACATACGAATTGAATTAAGAATCATATGACGTATGAGATTTTCGTCAGCAGATAAACGTTGTACTACTACATTGCCGATAGCAATACCATTGAAGTCGATTAAAATCATAGTTTACTCCTACATTATGTAACCATTCTACCATATTTCACATCAATTGTAAACCATTTATTTCATCTTTTTTTCGGCTTCTTGCACATCTTTGGGATCTACTGTTCCATTTTCCATTAGCATATTACGATTAGCTAAATGCATCGCTAAAACATCTGCTTTATTCTGGCCATGATATTTTACGGCGTGGCCTTCTTCAATTAAAATATCAGTAACAAGTCGGCCATCTTCAGAAATAAAATCTCCAAGTATACGACCAAACTTACCTTTCATGTCTTCACCATCTTTAGCAGCAAATGTTTTAAGTGTAGTTGTTTTTCCAAGAATTTCTTTTAATCTTTCTTTAGAAGCTAGACCAAAAACCTTTTCAACTTTATCTGATGTTCTAGATTCTGGTGTATCAATACCCATAATTCTAACACGTTCATCAGTCAATACGATACCAAAACCTAGATCAATATCAACATCTACTGTATCACCATCAACTACTCGATTGACATGCGCTTTATACTCATACATTTTTTAATCCTTTTAAATGTTTACTATGAATTTTGCCTCCGATAAATTCATTATAATAATCATCACGGAATAGTACTTCACGGTCAATTTGCTCTTTCATCTCAAAGTAAGTCATTTCACCTTTTGATTTACAGAGCCGGAGTATTTCTCTTTTAAACCTATCACGGCCTTCGTTTTCTACGAGCATTTTTACTTCTTCATTAGATCCAAAATAATTTTGCCAGTCAGATTCTAACTTTTTAGTTCTTCTTCTTTTTTGTCCTTTTAAAGGAGGTAGTTTACGTACAGACCAAAGATTCTTTTTTCCTACGTATTTTTTATTATTTTTTAAATCTGTTATTAGATAAACAAATCCGGCCAAGGTATCTACATCATACTCAGCCGGATTAAATTCTTTATCATTATAAAACCACATAAAAATCTCGCTATTGATTACGAGAATATTTATACGTCGATGATATCTCCTAGATTTTCATCAACTTCGTCTTCCCCAACCATAATAGGTCTAACGTGTTCCCCACACATTGGACAATTGCTTGGTTCTGGAGACGGGTGTTCTGTTGTTACATATGTTTCGGCATCACACCAATCACACTCAATTTGAAAATGAAAGTTCATAATTACTCCTTAAAAATCAATTTCACATGCACCACCGGCACACGCTGCTGCTCCCATTGTATCT